GCAGCTTTCCAAGCTTTTTCCATTGCAGCTTCGTCATGCTCATCCTCGTCACGAGGCACAATCAAAAGCTCATACTTGACCATGTCTGCCTTAATCTTTGACAGCTCAAAATCCCAGTCCAGCAAATTACGGCTGTACTTTTTGTTCAAACCATACTTTGCAAACTGACGTGCCAATGAAATGTGAGACACCTCCAGCACTTGGACTTTGTTGATGTCCCAGTTGTAAACAGGCCAAGTCAAGCATTGAGATGGCTTGCGAACTGCAGTCTTATCAAAATTCATCGACTGCACATAATCCGTACCAAGCTCAAGATCAATGTCTTCTTGGCTGGGCTGCTGAGTAAAACGAAACGGTTTCATTGAATCGTTTTCTTTGGCTACGCCCCAAACAAGCCAATACTCAAGCGGGTCTTGCTCAAGTAAGGCAAAATTGGCAGGCTTGCCTTGGTCTAGCTTCGTATATCGCAGATAATTATCTGCTGAAGACGAGCCTTCGTTGTCCTTCTCGATTGTTGCGAGAAAACTGTCGGAAAATTTCACGAAAAATTGTCGTGTAGGTTGTCGCGTCTAACTTGAGACGCTTTATTAGAGTAAGCCGGGATTGACCTGCTGTCAAGTTCAGGTAGGATAAGAAAAGACCCGACCAAGCCCCGCAGCAAAGGGCTCAATCGGGTCCGGTAACATTCCCTTCCTATCTTACATGGATCTTAATCAGTTCGTCAAGGCTCTCCCAGAAGGTCTCGTTTACGCTCCAATATATGCCAAAGGCACTCGAATGCTTTCTGGCAAAAAAGCTACTGGTAAAAATCCTCTAGAGGCCAGCTATGAACAAAAGTTCGGACCTGCCGATGTAGCTCTCGCGATCCAACGTAACCCTGACCTCAAAGCTGTTGGCGTCTTTACTGGTATCCGTGGAAATGGCATTGTCATCCTCGATGTTGACCGCAACCTCTCCAAATACTTGAACGCTTGGGGCTCCACGCTTGATGACGCTCCAATAATTACATCCACTAAGACCAACGCAGCCAAGTACCTCTTCCGTATCCCTGAAGAACTGTGGGCCGACGTAAAGGGTCATGGCTTACGTAAAGAAGATGGTGGAGACTACGAAATCCTATGGGGTCGCCAAGGTGTAGTTTTTGGCGCTTACCCTGGTGGCAAGGTTTCTGATCCAGGCCAATACCTTTTAAAAGGTGACCTCTCTTCGATCCCAACAGCTCCTGATTGGTTGCTGGCAGAGATGAAACAACCTCCCCGCACCATTAATAAAAAGGAATTGGACTTTACTGATCGCACTCAAGATGAGATTGCTCAAATCATCTTTGAATGCCTTTCAGTTATTACTCAGCAAGGCAAAGGCACTCGTGATCATTGGGTAAAAATTGGAATGGCAATTCATTCCGCTTTGCCTACTGAAATGGGCCTTCATCTTTGGTCTTCATGGTCCTGTGATGACCCTGATTACGCTAAAGAATGGGAAGACTCAAACCCTTGTGAAGAGGTTTGGTATTCATTTAAAGGCAGCGGTGTTGGCCTTGGAACTTTAATTTGGCTTGCAGATCGAGAGGACAAAGATCGTAAACGATTTTCAGACGACACTAAAAAGATCGTTCAAGCCGCGGAAGCCAAAGTTGTAACTGAAATTCGTCAAGCTACTCTTGACTTCGATGAAGTGATCCGACGCGCCAAGAAAATACTTGAGCTTGATAACCCTGCTGAAGTAAATTACAAGCTCAATACTCTTGCGCTACAAGCTGGCTATCGAGACCAAACTGCTCTCGAAAAATTAATCGTTGACCAAATTTCTTTTGAAGAGTCCAAGGACATTATGAGCATTAAAGAGTTGATGGAAACTGAGACTGAAAGGGAGTATTTGATTCCTGATGTCTTGCCTCATCCTTCTGTTGTCTTGATATATGGCGCTGGTGGTGACGGTAAATCAATGTCTGCTTGGGCGCTTGCTAAACACATCGCCTTAGGCAAACCCTTTGTTGTTAGAGGAAATCACGTCCCAGTAAAACAAGGCCCAGTTGTTCTCTTGAATGGCGATCAGCCCTTGGTTCAACTTAAAGAGCAGCTGCAAGAGGTTGATTTTCCTATCACCGCAGACAGCATGATCCAAACGGATTGGCAGCTTCAACGCTATGCACAATTTATCAAATTGATGAAAAAACATCAGCCAAAATTGGTTGTTATTGACTCGTTGATTGGCTGCTCTGGCGGTAGAGCTTTTGATGAGAACAAGTCTGATTTTGCGACACCGCTTTACTGGCTCACCAAAAACAACGGCGTCCTCTTCCCTAAAACCACAATCCTCATCGTTCACCATGCCAACAAGAACGGTGGCTTTAGAGGCACCTCAGCCATCCGTGACGCCGTTGACGAGACTTGGGCGCTACGCAAGCCAACAGACGAGGAAAAGCGCTCTGTAGGGGCTCACAGCCGCTTCATAACGATCGAGAAGTCTCGTTCTGGTCGTATGGGCACCCAACTTGTCATGCAGATGCAAGACGACCTCTCCTTCACCATCTCTGACTTCACTCCTGCCATCAACGAGACAGACACCTCTCCAGCTTCCGTCACTGACCGCGTCCTTCAAAAACTCAGAGTCGTCTACCCCGAGACACGCACCAAAGATGATCTCGTCTGTGATCCGTTAATCGACGGCAAGCCTGCTGCGATCCAGAAATCGCTCCAGAGACTTGAAAAGCGTGGCTTGGTTGTCTCTGCCGTCCCAGAAAACAATCAAGCTAAGACTTGGAAAGCTGTCCTCGCACGTGGAGAGGGAGAGAGAGTGTCCACCGCTCCAATAAACCCTTTGCTGGAGCGGGATCTACCCCTGGACACTACCCCTGGACAATCACAAGGTGTCCAGGGTCTGTTTGATGGAGCGGTTGAGATTGAGCTGACTGAAGAAGAGGCTGGACACATCTAACCTGTCCACCCCCTGTGTCCAGGGTCTAATCCATTGGCATCACTGCTTTTTGGAGCGCCCTGGACACTCTGGACATCTATACGCGCGTAAGACGCAATTGGACTGGACTCAAATCTTGAAACGTGCAGGCGTCCCAGATGCTCCTGGCTATCACGAGACCGTTGCTCGTCTTAAAGTAAAACCTCGTATCAAACCGTCCCAGAAAAAGAAAAAGCCTGGCAAGCGGAAGTAAACTCTTTTTTATGAAAGAAATTAAAACTTTTCTCCCCGAAGAGCTGATTGACGAGCTGTCAACTCAGGCTAAACAAAAAGGTATCAACAGGTCACAATTGATCCGTGAGCGCCTTCTACAGTCTCCTGATCGACCCAGCTTCACAACCGATGATTTTCACAACGCTGTTAGCAAAGTTCGCCGCCGCTCTAGCTTCGGTTTGGACAGACAGCAAGCTGAAAGCCTCGTCGCCACAGTCGTCAACGAGTTCTTTGGACCAAAACATGCTTAACCAATCCTCTGGCAAAGATGTCTGTCTTCACTACTGCCAAATTGATGACGACGATCTTCCTTTGGCAATCACACGCTTTACCGCCTACGACCTAGAGAACAAGCCTTTGAGCGTTGAACAAGTTACTTACGAGTCCAATCCTGATTATTTGGAACGTCAAGTTATCGACGCGCTTCACTGCAATGTAGAGGTCAGCATCTTAACTGCCGCTCCAATATCCCACTTCAAACGGTTAAATTATCTTTGCCGCAAACAATGATGAACTTGCGGATTTTTAAGCATAATGATGAATGGATCGTGCTAAATGAGTGCAGTGCGATAACGTTCCATCAAAGTCTTGCCGACGCAATGGATCATGCCTCAACCCAAATCAGGCAGACAACTGATAATGGAACGGCTCATGAAAGCCATCAAGCTCTCAACAACAGGTGATCTTCAAAGAGCTGCAATGTTCCTTGAACAAGCCAGAGAGGTTAGAAACGGTTGTCGCACTCAACGTACCAATGCCAGATCTGCTCAGAGTTCTGCTTGGAAGAAAAAGGTTGACGACTCGATAACATGGTAACATTCCTTTAGTATTTTAAAGCCGATGGCGACGAAGCACGGCAATCGTGTCTATATCCAAGTCTTGCTAGACCCGTTTCGTGGTGAGCTGTTCGTTCAAGACTGTGAAGCTGCTGAAATCAAACCATCCGCCAAAATTAGACAACTCGTCTACGACTACCTTTCACAGGAACTTCCGCAAGACGACTACCTAGACGCTCATATCCAAGACAATAAAAAATGGCGTGAAGCTGTTGAATCACGCTTGGCTGCTCGTGCCGCAAATCGTCAACAACGCCTTAGTCAGGAAGAATCGCACCAGACTCCAACGACCCAATGTGCGTCACCGCTTGCTTCAGAAGCAATGACTGATGCCAGTTCTGACGAGTAAGCGCCACACATAAGTCTCGAACCTGATCAAAATCCGTTGTCTCTGAAATAGCTCTACACGTACATTCAATGGCCAACCTGGATTCCAGACTTGGCTCAATAATCATCCAATCCATCAGAACGCTCCAGTGACTGCAAGGTTTGCTGAATGCGCTTTAGCTCTTCTTGCTCTTGGAGCGACTGAAGAATCCTGCGCTCAGACGCATAAGGCTGTTCCCTCCTAAACGACATGTAATCACCTATAGCGGGGAACAGCCAATCTTGCACTGGTAAACAATGCTGCCAATTTACGGGCTGAATACAATTCATCACTACTGTCGTCCAAAACGCAGTGACGTTGCTCCAAAACACAAACCAGCTCATGCAACGCTTGGCATTACAGTTAGATGATTATTGTAATTGCCAGTTTCACGATAACTATGCACTGGAACGTTTGACATAGAATAAAAAACTAGCTGGCCAATTTTCATTCCTGGCCACAATGGCAAACTATGATGACGACGAACATTCTTTAATTCGAGCGTTAATCGACTTCCATGAAATCCTGGATCGATCCAACCAGCAAGTAAATGATTAAGGCCATCTCTGGCGCGACTTGACTTGAGTACAAATTGAGCACTGATGTCGTCGGGGATATTAAACAACTCACATGTCTCAGCCAGGCAAAAGTGGTTGGGGAGAAGTTTGTACGGATTATCTTCTGTTCGATCGGAGATGTCAAAACGCAATAACTCCTCTTGGTGCATTGTTTCAATCATTAAATTGTCGCCAAGCAATACATCTAAACTTGCTGGATTCAAAAGATTTGCATCAAAAGGAACAACCATCTGACTTCCTTCACATCTAGCTCTAATCTCCCAATCACACAGAACTGTCATGCTGCATCAATAAACGATTAGCTTACTCGTCATCCACAAGAATGACCCAGCCAGTCCTAGGGCCTTCAACCTCCCAACGTGGATAAAACTCAGACTGCCTCACTCGCACATTCCGCCCCAAAGACGCTTTCCTGTGGCCACCTTGCACCATGTCAGGTAAACCACGCGGATCTTGCATAATCCATTCTGGATCGTTCGAATGCTTGCCCGCGTAACCACTGATCACGCTCCAATGACCACAACCATTGCTATTGCAGCTTGGTGCCTCGCCTCGCAACAGGTTTCCGTGGTTTAGCCACCCAACTAAAACTGGTCTTCCACGCTCAACCTCTAGCTCGATAAGGTCAGCGTCACCATCCTTGCGAAACTCAGCATTTAACCCAAGACTTCGCAACGCTTGCAATTGAGCTTCTACTGAGGTGGTGTCTCCAAACCGAGCACGGATTTTGTTGTACTCATCGTCTGATTTAACTTTTTTGTAAAACGATGCCACCATCGCGGCTGCACTAGAGAAACACTCTCTATATCCGACACCACTTTGGTTATCGAGTTGGGTGAAGTAAGGCATGAGGACTTGCTGGTCAATACCGCTTGCCCGCCAGGCTTCAAACCAAGCGGCATCTTCCTCCAATAGTTCAGGAGGCATTGACTCTTCAAACTCCTTAATAGCTGCCAATTGGTGTGGGGTGCCACGGAAAAACTGAAAAAACGGCAATAAAGCAAGCGTCACGAGAGTAAGAAACACTATTAATCCGATGATGCCTCCAAGCAACGTCCACTGCCAGCTAAGTAGCCACCATAAAAAATTGACACCGTTCCAAACACCACAATGGCGCTAGAAATCCCGACAAAAATCCAGCTGATTACTAAAATTGACGCTGGCTTCACTTTTCAATTCTTGTAGTAGGAAATAAATTTGCTTTTACAAATTCAACTACTTTGTCGTCAACCGTGTTGTCAGTGCTCTTGCAGTATGCGCTCAAAAGATCAATGACAAGCTTTTTGACGCCTTCTGATTGCAGAAAACGGAACAAAATTGGACGGATCAGCAAAAGCATTTGAACGATTGCAGTTGACGCAAGTCTAATGCCGATCCGTATGACCTTCTAGACGTGCAACTGAACGCTCCAATTCATTCAATCTTGCAAAGACCTCCATGTCCTTTGTCTTGATGTCATTGTGCAAAATGTCCAACCTTCCAGTCAGGTTGTCTACTGCTGTCGCTAGACGCACCAATGAATCTCTGCCCTGCTGACCCTGGCGGTTGAATCCTGAGATTCCTAAACCAGCCACTGTGATTGACGCGCCAGCAACGGCGGCCCAGACTTCAACCATGAACCGCCTCTTAACGCTCCTTCATCATGGCAGACCCTGTAGAAAAGCAACCGGAAGACGGTAATTCACGTTTAGGTGACGTCGTCAAAATCGTGCTGCTTGGCTGGTCAATGGCAATCTTGACCGCCAACTATCTCGGCGTGTTTAAGCAGTCACTTGACCCAACCTATCCAGCATCAATTTTGTCTGGAACGGCAGCTTCCTTTGGTCTAGCTGTTGGCAACAACAGAAAGAAAAAGGAAGAACCTACAATCAAAGAACAGTCGTCCACCTCTAAACCCAAATGAAACGCTTTGCCCTGCTGTTGATTTTGGGAGCTC